ATCCCGTCCGAGCTTCATCTTCCTGTTTCTCCCGGTTACCTTGAAATTGCATGGAGGTAACACAATCTCATACTCCCCCGCTTTGCCAAACTGGTTAAGCGGCGCGACAAACAGAGCATGTTTTCCACTGGGAACCTTTATGCGATGTAAATACTTGGTTTTGCCAGATGCATATAATGCAGAATGAGAAGGATTGAAAGCAGCAGATGAAAAAAATGGCGACTTTACAACATCACTCTTCTGAGACTCATATACATCTTTAGATACACCACGGTACAAGACAAGGTCTTTCTCCACTGGTGGAGAGGCATCTATGATTCTCTGAAAATCATTTATATACATCTGAACCATGAGTTCCAACGCCTGCTTGCTCAACACACGAGCCTCTACGAGCGCCACGTAAATAGCATACCTGGTCCGTATGTCTAACGATTGTTTGAAAGAACTCATGAATAGAGTGTAGTCCATACCAGGTTTTATAGGGTCGAACCCATAGTCGACTGCCACCGAAAATTGGGAGAACAAAGGGTATATCATATCTCTTCTGAACTCTGGCAGTTCGTTAATGGTGCCTGTCCTCTGGTATTTTCCAATCCACAAATGACTGAAGTGTGTATATGCCGCGACTGTCATGATGTCATAATCATTAAGAGACCTAAGATATTTCACCTGGGCAAAGAACCAATTAGGGTCTACATTGTTCTTCTTCATCGCGACAATGTCACGGGAATTCACAGCACCGCCCTTTTTGAAGTCCAGAGGAATGCGTATTGCGTTGTTCACCCTCTTCAAGGACCCGTTTAGTGTATTCAGAGAGAATCTCACGGTGGGCATCACGAAATTCACATCATTCTTGCGAATGCCCTTCCTGCTGGGTTTCAGTCGCGCGTCCACCTTTGATTTCCATATTCTTGCGTACTTGGTGGGGACATTCTTTGGAACCTCCTTGGGAGAAAACAGTTTCTTTACATACACCTTCTTGCCATCTTGCATAACAAAAGTCTTTCCTTTGTCGGAGAAAACTATTCGGTTCTTTGCATCAACCTTCCCAGTATCCTGCATTTTAATTACAAAACATTTTATGTCATTTGACCCAGAAAATCTGTTATTTACCACGGTGATTGAAACTCTACTAAAGAACTCTTCAAGATAGAAATGTCACCAAACAAAACATCATGAACATCCCAAGCAACCAGGACATCATGGCGTCAAACTTCTACAAGTCCCTTATCGAGGGCGAGAAGTGTAGGATCGTCAACAACGAATATGCCATCTGGTATCTGGAGAGTCAGAAATATCGTTTGGCAGAGACAGAATCAGTAAACATTGATTTCGAAATTGATGAGTACAAGAATGATATCTCGATGGCAATCGACACCATCAGGAAGGCGCAAGAGTCTATCATATATATCAAGCGGCGGGTCCAAGATGGCTGGTATGATGTTCTCTAATGAAATAACTATCGGCGTCGGCGTTCGCGTCATGATCGCCGCCGGAACCTTGGTCTGTTGTGAAGACAACAACTTAACATATTTATAATCAAGCAAAAATCAGTCATGGCCCTCGACGATCTCATTACCTCCTGGAACAGGATCCTCACTATCAGCAACATTCAGAAAGACACTGTCAAAGTCACTGAGAAAGTTGTAGTAACATCAACGCTATGCTGGCATTGCTGCCATTCTTGGGAGGGAGAAACTCTAGAATATCCCTTCTCATATGATAATAGGTCAGGTCACTTCAAGACAGGAGGACAGTTCTGTTCGTGGGAATGCGTCAAGGGATATGGGCGGGACACCATGAGCAGGGTGCTTTCCGGGGTTCACCAGGTTAACATCCGCCACTACCGCAAGATGCTCACCGGGAAGACAGACATGGTAACCCCTGCCCCAAGTCGGTTGGTGCTAAAGGCATTTGGAGGTCATATGACAATAGAAGAATACAGGGCACATACACGAAGCGAGGACTATGTTATTAATTATGGCCTGAAGACTAAGCTTGTGCCATACGATAAACACGAGTACAAGACTGCCGAAAACAACGTGTCGTCCACAGTCGCAGAAAAACCACTTGTCATCAACACAACAGGGGTTCAGAATGAGAACATGCGCCTCAAGAGAACCAAGCCTCTTGCGCCAGGCCATGCAAACATCGAGAGGACACTGGGCCTCAACACATTTGCAGGTTTTTTCAAGAGTTCATAATACCACATCGTTGGCCGCTCGGTAATGTCTTGCATCGAAAGCAGAACTTGTCTGGCCAGGGAAAATTGCATAATTAAACCTCGATTTTACATCGGTAATGTATTCGAGCATCCTCCTGTCTGCCTGCTCGTGAACCCGTGTTATCGCCTTTTCCATCATCAGATCATTCGGAAGCCTTAGTTTTATCTCGGTCAGTGGATACAATACATCGTCTCGAATCGAGAAAAGATCATTGATAATGTCAACACCTACATTATCAAAATCGAATGTCTTCTGATACAGCTTATTGAACCTGACCAGGTTGGTCTTTACATCTGCGCAAATACGAGGATACTGCTTCTCAAATTCTCCGAGACCTTCAATTTCAACTCCGTTCACTTTCATGTTCTTTGCTATCACCCTCAATGACGACCTGTAATAATACATGATAAGAAGAGCAATCGCCAAGAAGAAAAGCCACATTTTACTTTATGGTTATCTTTTTTTGTAAAATAAAAAAAAGTGTTTAGCATATATACAATGTTTGATATAAGAAAAAATTCGTGGGGCCAGTTTTTGTTGTTTGAACATGATGAGAAACCCAAGGAGACATTTCAGAATTCCACATTTATAAAGCGCTTGGCTCCCACAGAGACTTTCTTGAACCCTGATTATCAACCCACTAAGCCTGCGTTCATACCTGGTGTTGAAATTTTCACTCCCAAGTCCATACTATTATTTGGCGGGTCCATTGTAAAAACTCTTGATGATTACATGAATAAATACCCCCAGCTTGGAGAAGGATGGAAGGCCTTTTACCCCATGGGAGTTCCAGGAGAGTCAATTGCCGCTCTCACCAAACGGATAGCATCAATAGATGTAAAAACCCTACCAACGGCACCATATGCTACCATGATATGGATGAACGGGGCTTCAGCGGCAGCAGCCTCCACCGAGGAAATCACCACTCTCGTAGACACAACAAAGAAGAAATTTTCTAATGTCCCACTCATAGTGACAAGTGTTCTTTCTGAGAAAAACGTAGACAACAAAAAGGTGAATACTCTGCTGAAGTCGCTCATGACTTCCAAGCCATTCAGGTACACGTATTGCAATGAGACAATCTCGCCATCACTATTCCCAGATGGAGTCAACCCAGAAGTAGATATGTACGAAAAATTAATACCCTGTATGTTGCCATTGCTTATTTCAAACGTGACGCCCCCAGTACCCCCTGGGTACAAACCAGCAACTCCCAAAACAATCCCGGGTATCGAACAATTCCCACCGGGTTCCATTCTCGTTTATGGCGACTCCATCACAAAGATCATGGGTGGGTACTTGACAAGCAAACTGAACTTCCCACAATGGAAAGCAATTGAAACGTCTGGAGTGGGCGGTAACAGGTTCGCGCATATAATCAAACGCATGCAGGAAGCACCTCCAAAGTCACCAAAAGCTCTCGTACTGTGGATAGGTACTAACAACACTGACTTGCCTCCTCCAGAAGCTGAAATCGCAACCATGTTTGACACGGCCAAGAAGATTTATCCCAATGCCAAGATATTCTCATGGAATATCCTGCCACGCGTAGGTCGCGATGTAGGTCCCATGAATGCCGCAATTAAAAAGGCTGCAGACGCACGTGGAATTCAGTTCATCACATGTGGCAATGATGCAGACCTCACTAAAATGTCCGACGGTCTCCATCCTTCTCTGCCAATCTATGAAAAGGTCATTCCCTGCATGCTGCAAACAGTTGTGTCTAGTATGGTGACGACTGTGAAAGTCCCTGGCAAAGTAAGCGAAGTGTTAGCTGGTGGCAAGGCAAGAGTAAACTATGCGGATCCGTCCGGAAAGCGCAGATTGCCAGTTGTTGCTCTGAATGCAAGGAAAGGAGAAACTGTTACTATTACAGTTCAAAACAAGGCCCCGTATGGGCTTGTATCAGTTGCCAAGGTAAACGGTTCAAATACACCAACCCCAGCACCAACCCCAAAACCAGCACCATCCCCCAAACCCGCGCCAACGCCAGCGCCTTCTACCGTGAAGCTCAATGGCAAAGTAAGCGAAGTGCTGGGTACCGACGCGCTAAGATTAAGGTACACCGATCCATCCGCAAAGATCAGGATGCCAACTGTAAAGAAGACAAAGCATGGAATGAAGAAGGGAGATATGGTTACTATTACAGTTCAAAACAAGGCTCCATATGGTATCCTTTCTGTTGTCAAAACCAAGTGATCTCTTTCTTAACTTTCATTCACATTTTTACATTTGGCAAAGAAAAATACATTGGTATATTTCTTTATTCTTCCCATTGGTCCTCAATGTCCAGCTCATTAAAATCAAAAGAAAGTTCACCATCATCTTCACCATCATCTTCAGTATCATCATCCTCACTAATAGCCCCATCATCGCTAAAATAATCCTCCTCGCACATTTCTTCATTATCCCTCGCTTCTTGAATAGCTTTCTCTATCTTATTAAAGTAATCAAACGTACATTCCACAGCATGTATCCTACGCTCATAGAATTCATCCTCATCGGGGTTGTACTCCGATGTACTCATGCTAGCCCAATCAAGAATGTTCTGATACTTGTCTGCTGCATCAATACAAGCCTTTGTAGAACCAGAGTCCACACCATACTCCTGGAACTTCAGGATGTACCTGACCGTATGCTCATCCAACCCGACAAGTTCCTTAGAATCGCGGGAGACGCGATAGAAGAAATCAGAGATGGAAGCCATGGTATTCGCTTTGGTGGTTTTGTTGTTTGCTTTGATTGTTTGATACTTGCCAAATGTTTTTGGGTGAATATATAGACTGTACAGACCCGGGGTCAAATGATAAAAATGACATCTGTCATTGAATGTCAATACCATGTGAACTTTTCAGTTGAAAACTAATTTCAAAAAACTAAAAAAAATATTTTGTTTGTACTAATATGGATACGTATACAGGCAAGGTGAAAGCAAAGGATCGGCGGGTGTTCGCGGACATATTTGGCTTCGTCAAAAGGCTGTTCCCGCCAATGTCGTCGTCCACCACTAGCAGACCCGTGTCGAACACGGGCAAGGTGGACGCGAAAGGTCGGCGGGTGTTCACGGACACAAAGGGCCGTACATACGTGAAAGGAGATGGCGGCAAAAAGGTCAAAAAGGTGTACGTCAAAAAGCTGTTCACGCCAAAGTCGTCACCCCTCGTCAATACCATTGGCGTTGGCGGCGGTGGTGGTGGCAGTAGAATCAGCAGAAGCAGTCCCGTGACGAACACGGTCAAGGTCGGCAACACCAAAGAACGTAGGGTGTTCACGCCAAAGTCCATGACAACCAGCAACGTCGGCAAGAGACGCAATGGAAAGATGGGTAGTACAGATACAGTGTCAAAAAAATATGCACAATTATGGAAATCAAAAGTTGACGCAAGACTCAACCCATCCAATAAAGGAATTGTCACGGACTCGGTACAAGTAGAAATGCCCATCATCAGATTACTGAACAAAGATACGAGGTTGTTAAAAAGATCAGAAAAAATCATTAAAATTCCTCTTACATTCAGAAAGGGCGGAGCCGTGGATTCCAGAGATATTGTCAACATGAGAAAAAACAACATAGACCCGACGTGGTTTCAAGCACAGATAAAGTACCTGAAAACGTTGTCGGATTATGACATATGGACAGTGGCCGCATACACTCATCGCAGTCATGAGTGGCTTGGAAAATATCAGAGGACGGGGAATCTGAAATATTTACCAAGATTTGAGCAGGAAATGCCATTTCCTCTATTTCCACAAATTACTGCACTCATTGATTCCGGGTACGATCCCATGAAAACTACCAAGAATACCAAAGAAGATCCCTTGCTTGTCGAATTCAAGACTACTAAAGATCTCACAGAAAAGTACATGGTATACGTGGTGATGGCAAACAAGAACATGTTTAGCCAAAAAGCGCTAGAACTCGCAGTGAAGATGTATATAAAAGATCTGAAGAGAATACTAGTTGCCTCTCCTCCCGTGAGACGCAACATGGTCGTATATCGCGGGGTTACTGAAAACGTGTTTGCCGACGAAAACAATTCTGACGTACACTATCCATATTTTTCGTCGACGGCGTACAACCCACACTATGCTGCTGATTATGCTCACAATGGAAGATATCTGCAACGGATACGAATCCCCCCTGGGAAACACGTGTTGTTTCTTGCCCCCCTGAATATGTTTGGCTCGTACGGCGAGTATGAAATACTATTGCCACCTTGTCAGTTCAAGGTAACCGGTATAAGTAGAAAGATGAAAGTCGGACACGACGGACACGATTCTTTTTACAAGGTCACCGATCTCACGATGGTATGATGATGATGAAGTACCTCGTACTCGTTCTCTATGATGACGATGAGTCGCTCCCTCGCGTCGGCGTCGCGCTTGACGCACTCGAGCATGAATTACTAAATTTAAAAAAAAAAAAAAAAATAAAGAAACTATTATACCTCAAAAACTACTGTGCCGTGTGAGAAGTATTATACATAAGTATTATACCTATGTAAATAACTTAAATATTTATCGTTATATAGTTGTAATGGCTAAGATATATGAGTTGCCAGTGTTTGAATGTCAGTGTGGCTATTATACCACTGTAAAGACCAACGCAATGAAACATTCAAAGACATTGGCATGCAAAGATAAGATAATGTCAACACATTCTAAGGAGTTTGTTTTGAGGGAAGAATATGACAAGTTAGCAGCTGTGTCTATTGTTCAGACTGGTCAAGGAACTGCTCTCCATACCAACAATGGTAATCTCACCGTTCAGAACATCCAGATACACCTTCATGTTCCCGACAAGTCTGTTGTATCATCGGTATATGATGCGGTGAAGAACACTGATTGTGTGAATGAGCTGCGCGGCGCCGACCCCAGTGAGATACCCGCAATTTTGTTCAAGTATACGCGGGGCAAGATGGCAGAGCGCCAATACATAACATACGATCCTGACAAGAATGTGGTGAAGCACATAGACCCCGTGACCAAGCGTGAAGTTGCTCAGGACCTCAAGAAATACAGGAACGAGTATCTCGTAGATAGTTCGGAGGTTTTTGACGACACTTACCACCTTCCCTACTTGCCCCCCAGAGCCCAGGTCCCTTTGAAGGATCTCACAAAGCCTGCTTTTGAAACTGGTAAAAAGAAAGATGAACCTATCTCTGGCGCTGAAGTTGTCAAGATGTGTGCTGCCGGCGATCACCGGATGTATAAGTTGCCTCATGGTAGTAAGAAGTTTTACACAGATGTTGCCAAGAATGTAGATATAGAGATAAAGTCTACTGTTTAAAAGTCGCCGTCCATGTCAAACACATTGTCTTCTGGGTTCATCACACCAGGTCGCTGATACTCCGAGACGCGCTTCTCGAAAAAGTTTGACTTGCCCTCCAGAGAGATTAGCTCCATGAAGTCGAAGGGGTTTGTGGCATTGTACTGCTTGGGATGGCCAAGTGCTACGAAGATGCGGTCTGCCACAAACTCCAGATACTGTCCCATCAGTTCAGAGTTCATGCCAATCATACGACAAGGAATTGCCTCACAGATGAATTCCTTTTCGTTGGCAACTGCCTCCTCCACAATTGCCTTCACCTGTGCCAGAGACAGCTTGTTCTCCAGCTTTGAGTACAGGAGCTCGCCAAACTGCTGGTGCAGACCCTCGTCGCGACTGATGAACTCGTTGGACAGACCCAGACCAGGCATCACTCCGCGGTTCCTGAGCCAGAAGATTGCGCAAAAGGAGCCAGAGAACAGCAAACCTTCCACACATACCCAGGCAACAAGGCGCTCCGCAAATGACTTGTCCTGCGACAAGAACTTCTGTGCCCACGCTGCCTTCTTTCCAACCGCGGGGATTGTTTCGATTGCATCAAAGAGAGAGTTCCGCTCGGCATCATCCTCAATGAGCGCATCAAGCAGGAGAGAGTACATCTCCGAATGGATGGATTCGTTGAACATCTGATAAGCATAGAACAGACGCGCAGAAGGGTCGGTGACTTCCGTGGAGAAGTTGTTTGCAATGTTCTCCATCACCATGCCATCACTGCCTGCAAAGAAGCCGAGAATGGTCTTGATGAAGTGACGCTCATCGTCATTGAGCTTGTCACGCCAGTCGGCAATGTCCTGGTTCAACGGGACTTCCTCAACCGTCCAGAATGTGGACACTGCCTTCTTGTACATTGCAAATACGTCGGGGTACTTGATTGGGAAAGCAGAGTACTTGCGGTTGCCGATGTCAGCGAGTAGGGGCTCCTGGTTGATGATTGCCATTGTGTTGGATCTGTTGTATCTTAGAAAAGAGAAAAATATATACAAGAGAGTGTCGATATAGCCATTCCAGTTGCAAGAAGATGCTTCTGGGATGTCTTTCTTTTTATTTGATTTTGATTACATAATTAGTCGAAAGAAATGGTCACTGCAATGTTTGTAGTTAAGCATTGCTTAATCTTTGCCTTGTTGAGCTCCCGCCTTGATTCTCCTTTGTCGATGCTCTTCCGCTGCTTTACTGCGGAAATCATATCATCTTCCACGTCATCCACAATGTTCTTGCACTTTTCTACAAGGTCATTCTTGATTGCCCAGCGGAAGAAGTTTAGCTGCCCCACCGTTGTGGAGAACTCCTTACCTTTGTCATCTGTAAACATGACACGTGCCCCGCGGCAGAATGGGTCAAAATACCGCTTTGAGTAACTCTTGAGCGAGGCTTTGTATTCCAGGTATATGTTGAAATGCTTACCTTCTTTTGTAACGAGGAACAAGTTTTTTTTCTTGGAATAATTAGATACAAACCAGTCAAGCACTCTCATCGAGAGAGTCTGGTTCTTTACAACTTCCATCATCGTTGCTAGGTTCTGCTTGTCCTCAAAGAAAGTGTGTAGTGATGCCAGTAGAAAGTGGTCAGCGTTTGAAACCATGGTGTCTCCTATATTAAGATAAAATTTTTTTAAGTTATTTACTGATGGCGTGCGCTCCATACATCGCCAGAGTTGAAAACCCGGTCCACTGTCTCAGACACCTTGGAGTCCAAAGGCTCTGCGGTTTCAGCAGGAACTTCCTCAATGGTTTTCTCAAGGGCAGGAAGAGGTTCGGGGGCGGGAAGAGATGTCTTGGGGGCGGGCAGGCGCTCCTCGGGAAGGA